TGTTCTCATTGATGCCTACAATGTCAATGCCTCCTCAGATGCAAAGAAGATCGTCTCCTGTCGTATGGTCATCCGTGCGATAGGGGATGGCTCTTCCGAGATTCCTGCCGGAGCAACGCAGGGTACAATCTCCGCTCTGGGATATGCCCAGACATGGACGATGGGTACAAATGCAAGCGTAGGGCAGTTATACCTCGACAGGACGGACAAGGCGATGCTGGGCGGTGGCTCAAAAATCGGCAGTTATTCTCCTGTTGAAGAATTAGCGAGGACAGAAGCATGAGAGGTGTGACAGTCAGGCTGAAAGTTAAGACCGAGACCGGGACGGACTCATTAGGGATGCCAACCTATTCCGAGGACTGGGTGAGCGTTGACGATGTGCTTGTTGGTGAGCCGTCAAGTGTGGATGTGGAGAATAACCTCACCATGTACGGCAAGCGTACCAAGTACACGCTGGCAATCCCAAAGGGCGATTCACATTACTGGGAAGACACCGAGGTGGAGCTTCCTGCTCCGTGGTCGCAGACCTTTGCAACGCTTGGGCGTTCAACTATCGGGATTGAGGCAAACGTGCCGACAAGGTGGAACAGGAAGGTGCATCTTGAGTCAGTCGAAGGGTAAGTTCATATTGAATCGGGCAGGCATCAAGGCGATTCTTCAGTCGCAGGAGTGCCAGGACATAGCAAGGGAAGAAGCGGCAAAGCTTGGCGAGGTGACGGATGAGTACATCGGCACGCAGAGAGCATGGGTGAGAGGTACAGAGGATGATCGAGACAAAAATTAGGGAATACTTACTTTCCAACGTGTATACGGCAATATATCTAGAGACCCCGAAGACCATGCCGGATGAATGTGTCATCTTCCGCATAATCGACAGGAGCTGGTCGAACCTTATCGACACAGTGACGGTCGAAATCAACAGCTATGCAAAGACCAAGGAAGAGGCTGCAGAACTTGACGCAATTGTCCGCAGAGCGATGAATATATTCTCATACGAGGACGACATCTCGGCATCGAAGCTGTCTGGCGGTAACGATGCGAACGACACAACACTCAAACGATACAGATACAGGTGCTTTTATAACATCACATATATGGAGGAATAAATCATGGCTAATACTGCGACAAACGTATCGACAGGTAAGCCCAACAAGAGCGGAGCAATCTTCTTTGCACCTCTTGGGACTACTCTGCCGACAGATGCAGATGCTACCAAGGATGCCGCTTTCGTGGCTCTTGGCTATGTTTCAGAGGATGGACTGACCAACGACAACAGCCCTGAATCTTCCCAGATCAAGGCGTGGGGCGGTGATACAGTCCTCAATATGCAGACCGAAAGACCTGACTCCTTCAGCTTCACTCTGCTTGAGGTGCTGAACGAGGATGTCCTTAAGGCTGTATACGGCGACAGCAACGTGATCGTTGATTCTCAGACAGGCAACATCACTGTCAAGGCTACGGCTGACGAGCTGAATGGCGGTTCATGGATCATCGACATGATCATGCGTGGCGGAAGGAAGAAGAGGATCGTGATCCCGAACGGAACAATCTCCGAGTTGGGAACAATCACCTACAAGGACGATGAGGCTGTCGGATATCAGCTCACAATTACCGATGTGCCGGACGAAGATGGTGTATACCACTACGAGTACATTAAAGGTGCTGCATAAGGGGGAAATATGATAGCAGGGAAAACAAAATCAGGATTCGAGTATCAAATAAGCGAGAAAATCTTGAAGGACTATCGCTATGTGAGGGCTATCGCAAAGCTCCAGAAGGGCGACAACGCCGACAAATTCATCGCTTTTGACGAAATCAGCACTCTGTTGCTTGGTGGCAAGGTTGAAGACCTCATCAAGCACGTTGAGGGGCTGAATGGGGGCTATGCACCGCTTGAAGCGATGGCAGCCGAAATGAACGAGATCATCGAGGCGTGTTCCCCAAAAAACTCTTCCTCCTCGCCCGTGTGATTGACGAGTGCGAGGACGAGATGATTTGTGACCTTGCCGAAGTATACCACCTATTCAATTATCAGGAGTATCCACCAGATATGGTGGGTACTCTTGTTTTTGGTTTACGACCTGAAAGCAGGGTCAAGATGAAGCTGTCAGGGCAGAAGATAACCACTACGGAGTGGCTACTTGCACGGATAGCGGACGAACTGAGAGACCAGTCGTGGGCAAGGTCAAAGGATGGAGAAAAAGGGCGGAATCGCCCGAAGCACATCCTCGACAAGCTCTTGGGACTTGAGAAGAAGGAACAATATGCCACATTCAGCACGATGGAAGAGTTCGAGCAGATGTGGGCGGAGATATAAAAAATGGCAGAGACAATCGGTACATATTATTTTCAAATAGCACCGTCAGCGGAAGGCGTGGGCGTAGACATCGAGAATATGCTCAACGGCTCTGATTCCATTGGAGGCGTGGCTGATTCCCTGTCCGGCACTTTCTCTGCTGCGCTTGGAGTAGCTGGTGCTGCAATGGCTGCGGTGACTGCTGCGGCTGGCATCATGGTCGGTGCAATAGTCGAGGCCGGAGACGCTTTCCTTGATGCGGCAACCTCTGCCGCTGAGTATGGCGACAATGTCGACAAGATGAGCCAGAAGATGGGCATCTCTGCTGAGGCTTATCAGGAGTGGGAGGCTGTTATGCAGCACTCCGGCACGAGCATGGAAGTGTTAAAGGCTTCCATGAAGACGATGGCAAGCCAGGCGCAGAAGAATAACGAAGCTTTCCAGGCACTCGGCATCACCGAGGAAGAGGTGGCAACACTGTCGCAGGAAGACCTCTTTGGCAGGGTAATTGAGGGCTTGCAGGGCATGGAAGAAGGCACGGAGCGTACTTACATCGCCGGACAGCTTCTCGGGCGTGGTGCGACCGAATTAGGGGCATTGCTGAATACATCAGCCGAAGACACGCAAGCGATGAAAGACCGCCTGCATGAGCTTGGCGGAGTGATGAGCGATGAGGATGTGAAAGCGTCTGCACAGTTTCAGGATAGCCTGCAGGATATGACCACAGGCTTTGATGCTCTTCAGAGAAATCTTGTATCGGGCTTCCTACCGTCAATGAGTCAGGTTATGGACGGCGTGAGCGACATATTCGCAGGAGACACGGACAAAGGCTTGGAGAACATCAGCGCAGGCGTTGAGGATTTTGTGGGCAACCTCGGAGACCTTGCACCGAAGCTGTTAAGCGTGGGCGGCAATATCATTGGCACATTGGCGCAGAGTCTGTTGACAAATTTGCCTACGCTTATCACTGTTGGCGGTGAACAGATAGTGGCACTCATGGAAGGGCTGACAAGCGACCCTTCATCCATTATGAGTGCAGTTCAGAATATCATCGAGACGCTTATCAGCACGGCAACACTTGTCTTGCCACAGCTCCTGGTGCTTGGCAACGACCTGCTTCGTAGCATCGTGGAAGGTGTGACGGAAGCCTTGCCGACACTCATACCGATGGCAGCAGAGCTGATCAGCACCATTGTGACCACGATTGCAGGCTTTCTGCCGGAGAATCAGCAGGTCGGCATGGACTTGCTCCTTGCGCTGGGTGACGGACTCATGGCGGCTCTCCCGGCAATAATCAGCATGATACCACCCATCATTGATGCAGTGGTGGCAATCGTGGTAAATCAGTTCCCGATGTTCATGAACGCAGGAACGACCATTCTCACAGCGTTGATAAGCAATGGCAATCTTAACACCATCATAAATGCGTTAGTAGGGCAGATACCTGCCATCATTGATGCAGTTATCGGCACGATAATAGAAGCAATCCCGGCATTTATTGAGGCAGGCTTCAATTTGTTCGTAGCTCTGATATCGAACCTTCCCGGCATCCTCGTAGAGCTGACCGGGGCAACGGCTACCATCTCGGATGCACTGCTGCAGGCTCTGGCAGACCTCATCGTCAAATTTGAAGACCTTGGCGGTCAGATCATGCAGGGACTGGCTGACGGTATCGTCAATGCAGGCGATGCAGTGGTCAGCACAGCAAAGGGAGTCCTTGACAAGATACCGCAGGGCGCAAAAGACCTGTTCCAAATCAACAGCCCCTCAAAGCTCTTTGAGGGCTATGGTGAATACATCGACATGGGGCTGGCAATGGGTATCTCCAGCAATGCGGATGTACCACAGAGTGCAATGGAGTCAATGGCGCAGGATGTATCGACTTCATTCGTACCTGCGAACAATAGCACGACCAATATCGAGAACAACAGTTCGAGCGGTGGCGACATCGTTGTTCCTGTATATATCGGACAGGAGCGCATTGACGAAATTATCGTCAACGCTACCAACAGAGTCAACTACAAGAGCGGAGGGCGGTCATGAGAACGATGAAGCTATATTTCAACAATGAAGAGGTCGCCCTCTTGAAAGGCTCGTACAAGCTCGGATACACGGACGAGGAATCGCTCAACAAGTCCGAGGCTGGCACCGTCATTCGTGAGATGATCAGGGAGGGCGTGCTGAAGATCTCCGTGTCAACTTATGCGGATGATGAATGGGTGCAGAAGTTCAGGGCATACAAGGCTCTGGACTCCATCACCGTCAAGTATTACGACCCCTCTACGCTTGATTTTGAAGAGTTCGAGGGATATATCACCAACTTCTCCTGCGACTTGTACAAGGGCGATGTTGACGATTCTGAAGACTACGAGAACAAGACATTCTGGACGGTTTCTTTTGACATAGCAAGCTATTAAGGAGCGACTATGTACAACGTATCACAGGCATATCAGACCGCAGAGACCAAGGCGGTCAAGCAATTCAAAATCAGAGGCAAATGCTGTGGGATTGATTACACTGCTGCCGACATCCTCAAAGGCTCTTTGACGGTATCGCAGCAGGCATCAGCCCCCACGGAAATCACCCTCGGGGCGGTATACATTGGACAGCTTACCGCCACCTTCCTCAATATGCCGATTGCACGGAATAGCTGGGTAGGCGGCACGATAACGCTGCAGGTGGGCTTGAAGCTTGCAGGCGGTCTGTATGAGTTCGTCCCGGTGGCGACATATACCATTGCAGAGGCAAAGCACAGCCGGAGCGGTGTCGAGATAGTCGCATACGACAACATGAGCAAGTTCGACAGGCTCTTGTCGTTTGATACCACCTACGGCACACCATACGAGCTTCTGACGGCTATCTGCGCATCCTGCCTGGTCGAGCTTGGAATGACAGAGGAAGAGGTGGAAGCACTCCCAAACGGCACGAGGACACTCGGCATATATGCAGAGAACGACTGCCAGACCTTCCGGGACTTGCTCTCTTGGATAGCGTGTACGACCTGTTGCTTTGCGACCATAGACCGACAGGGACGGCTCGTTCTTCGTCCGTTCTACGGCACAAGCGTGGGGACTTTTGACGACACGAAACGCTTCACAGGGTGCAAGTTCAGCGATTATATCACCAGTTATGCTGGAATAACGGTCAACGACTTGGACGAAGGCGGAACGAGAACCTACACAAACGGCAAGGCAGGCGTGACGCTTGACATTGGCGACAATCCCTTGATGCAGTATGGCGTGGATGTGACCCTGGATGCCATCGGCAATGCCATCGCATACGCTCTGACGGATGTGGAGTATGTTCCATTCGAGGCGACAATGCTGATTGGCGTTGAATTTGACCTTGGCGATGTGCTGACCATGACGGATGGCACGGCAGGGACATCATCGTCCTGCATCGTCCACAGCATCAACTGGACTTTTGACAGAGGATGCTCCCTGAAAGGCTACGGCTCTAACCCCGATGCAGGACAGGCTAAATCCCGGTACGACAAGATGATATCGGGCATGAAGGGCAACAAGGCTGACGAGATTAAGTATTATGTCTTCCAGAACGCACAGCAATACAACATCTCTGATGGAGACCGGGAAGAGATACTCTATCTTAACTTTGCTACCGTAAAGGGCGGATACATTATTTTTCAGTGCGAGATCCATGCAGAGGTGGATGGTGAGATAACCTTCTACTATCGACTTAACGGAGCAGACCTTGACTTTGTACCGATCGAGACATTCACAGACGTGAACAATCCGCACATCATCAATCTGT